ACAGCTCTCGGCTATAAGCCGGTCACTGACCCTCGGAACGCTCGACCTCTTACTGTATTCATTGAGCTTCCTGTTTTCACTGCGTTCAATAACCAAACAGCGGACATCACGATTGATCTCCGAGTGTTGGGTTCGCCACCCGGCAACCAAGACACTACGGACTACATACTCGGAGTCGTTGACACGCTCATGAACTCTTCTCTCGCAGTTGTATCTGGACGGCCTACAGTCGCTCAGATCGGATCGCAAGATCTTCCTGCATACGACCTCACAATTAGAATCGGCTCAAGCCGCAGATAAAGGACAAACAATGCCCACAACATACTTATCAAACCCAACCGTCAATGTGACTTCTCCGTCGGCGATCAGTCTCACTTCTAACTGCTCTGCAGCGGTGCTCACTTTGACCGCCGAGGCCTTGGAAAATACGAGCTTCGGTCAGACATCCCGCACCTTTACGGCAGGGTTGTTCAGTAATGAGTTGACCTTGACTTTGTTCCAAGGTTACGGAACGACCGAAGTCGAAACATACTTGAACACTTTGTTCGGTGTCGCTTCAACAATCGTTGTCAGTCCGTCTGGAACAACTGAGTCAGCTTCGAATCCTGAGTACACTCTCACTGGTTGTTACTTAGCCACCGTGACACCGATTAACGCGACCGTTGGCGAGCTTTCAGTCGTTGAGGCCGTCTTTATGGGCGGAACTTACGGACGCGATATCGTCACCCCATAATCCAGTAATCCGATCCCGACTAAGGAGAACACATGAAACTCACTCTCCGAGTGAAACTGTACGAAAGCGAAGCCTACGAAGTCATCACAAATCTTTTTGTGATTATTTCTTGGGAACGCAAAATGAAACGACGAGCTTCAGACTTGTCAAACGGAATCGGCATGGAAGATCTTGCATACATGGCCTACGAAGGCAGTAAGCAACAAGGCCATCCTGTACCTGTCTCGTTTGACGAGTTCATCAAAAAGCTTGAAGATCTTGAAGTCGTGGATACTGCATCCGCAGTCCCTACGCAGGAGGCCACCGGAAGCAACTAGCAGAACTGCTCGTCGCGACTGGATTCTGGCCTCCGAACATAACATTCGAACAAGATGATCTGGCGACTTGCGTCCAGATCATCAACGAGCAGAGACGAAAACAATAATGGCAGCATCAGTCGGAATCCAATATGACGGACTGAAGCAGGCTCTTCGTGAAATCCAAAAAGTTGATCCTGCGCTTCGTCGCCAGATCACAAAAGACATCAAGAACGCGATGAACCCATTGTTCTCAGCGATACAAGACTCAATCCCATCATCTGCACCGTTAACAGGACAAAAGCACAACGGACGCACCGGATGGAAAAACGAGTCAAAAAATGTCACGATTAAAGTTGACACTCGAAAAGCCCGTTCACGCAACCTCGCACAAGGCGCACAATTTGAATCTGTTGCCACAGTAAAGATCACCGCAAAAGGTGCAGCTCTATCAATGGCAGACATGGCAGGACGAGGCCCAAACCAAACACGCAACAGCAACCCTCTCAGAGCCCGTCCGGGCTTCGCTGGATACTTGACAGCATCTCTCGGTCGTGGGCCGTCACGCTTCGTGTGGGCGCGATCTGACGACTACTTAGACGATATCACACGCAATGTAGACAAGATCGTTATCGAAGTCATGGACAAAACCAACAAGAGTCTGGTCAAACGCTGATGGCAATCAACCTCCCAATCATCTCCGAATGGAATCCCAAGGGCATAGATAAAGCAATTAACGACTTTAAGAAGCTGGAGACCAACGGACAGAAGGCAGCGTTCGCGATCAAGAAGGCTGCAGTCCCGGCAGGCCTCGCTCTTGCAGCTCTTGGTGCTGTCGCGTTTGATGCTGTCAAAGCGTTTGCCGAAGATGATGCTGCAGCACAAAAACTCGCCACCACATTACGAAACACCACAGGAGCAACAGACGCTCAAGTCGCAGCAGTTGAGGACTTCATCACTGAAACTTCCAAAGCAGCAGCAGTTGCTGATGACGAACTTAGGCCCGCACTTGACAAACTTGTTCGAGGCACTGGTGATGTAACAAAAGCACAAAAACTTCTTAGCCTCGCACTTGATGTTTCTGCCGGTACTGGCAAGGATCTTGGATCAGTCTCCGACGCGTTGAGCAAAGCTTTCAATGGCAACCTCGGTCCGCTACGAAAACTTGATCCAGCACTCGCCGACCTGATTAAGAGTGGCGCATCAGTTGACGAAGTATTCCAAGCCATGAGCGAGACCTTTGCAGGCCAAGCGGATACTGCAGCGAACACGACCCAAGGCAAAATGAAAAACCTTGGAATCCAGATGGGCGAACTTAAAGAATCCATTGGTCAAGCCGTTTTGCCACTTGTTGAAAAAATGCTTCCAGCACTGCAAGCGTTTTCAACTTGGGCCCAAGACAACAAGAACCTCATAGTCACTCTTGGCGTGGTTATTGGCAGTATTGCTACAGCGATCATCGCCACAAACGCAGCCCTTGCGCTTTACAACACCATCCAAGCAGTGACCGCAGCACTCAACACTGCACTCACAGCAACATTCTCTGCTCTTTGGGTTGCTACTGGTGCAGTCGTGATCCTCGCGATCATCGCAGCTCTTGTCGCACTCCAAGTCAAGTTTGACATCTTTGGAAAAGCCATTGACGGAATTAGAGCAGGTTTTTTGATTTGGTGGGGTGTCGTTCAGTATGTGTTTGGCGCAATCAAGTTAGGTTTTGCCGAATTAGCAGATCTTGGCAAAGCAATCTTTGACGGCATCGGTGGAGCGTTCAAGGGAGTCATTAACGCTGTTATTTCTAACCTTGAACGAGGCTTAAACGCTGCTATTAAGGGCTTGAACATTATTCTTGACGGCATTGACTCTGCAGCTGGCCCTTGGATTAACTTTGGTTCAATACCAGAAGTAAGTTTGCCTCGATTAGCTGAAGGTGGCATCGTGACAGGCCCAACGATTGCCATGATCGGTGAAGGCCGTGAACCCGAAGCAGTGATCCCCCTGTCAAAACTTGGCAGTATGGGCTTCGGTGGTGGCGGTATGAACATCAGTGTCAACGCTGGCCTAATCAGCACACCCGACCAGATCGGTCAGCAGATCATTGAAGCCATTCTAAAAGCTCAACGCCGTAGCGGTCAGGTGTTTGCTTCAGCATGACAGTTCCTGTGATGCAGGTGTTGGTCGGTTTTCAGACCACGACAGGATTCGGTACGCCGTTCCTGTTAAACGACGCTTTTTTCGGTGTGCTTGACACTGCAGGTCGTGGCACATTGGGCGGCTTGCAATATGCAGACCTGACAGACCTTGTCGAATCTGTCAACATTACTCGCGGTCGCAACCGCCAACTAGACCAATTCAACGCTGGCACAGCCACAGTCACCTTTGACAATGCGTCACGAATCCTTGACCCGTTAAACACTTCAAGCATTTACTATCCGTTTGTCTTGCCTCGTTGCCCAATCATCATCCTCGCCAATGGCATCCCGATCTACACGGGTCTAATTACTGACTGGAATCTTGACTACGACATAGCCAACCAAGACATGATGTATGCGGTCTGCGCAGACCAATTCACTGTCTTAGCCAATCAAGCATTGAACGCTGTCACACCGGCACAAGAACTGTCATCCGCTCGAATCAACACAGTACTCAACCTGCCAGAGATCCTGTATCAAGGCCCGAGAGAAGTAACGACTGGTTCATCCACTTTGGGTGCTTTTGCTATTGAACAAGACACAAACTGTCTCAACTATTTGCAACAAATCACAACATCCGAACAGGGCTATCTCTACATTGCAGCTGACGGCACACTAACTTTCAAAGGCAGAACTTCCGTCTTAAACCCTGTCGCTGACGCATTATTCACATACGACGGCACAGGTATCCCGTATCAAACACTGTTGAACGAATACGGCGACGAACTTCTCTATAACTACATTGTCACTCAATCACCAGCAGGCCCGAAAGAAACCGCCAGCGACGCTGACAGCATCAACTTATATCAGACCCAACAGTATTCGGTGCTTGACTTGCTCAACTCTGCAGTCAGCGAGGTCGCAGGCCTTGGCGACTATTTGCTTGGAAAATACCGAAACCCTGTTTTAAGGTTTAACGGCCTTTCAACACAAATGGCAGCTCTTGACTTAGAACAACAAAATGCCTGTTTTAACCTTGACCTGACCGACATTTGTACTGTTACTAAAAACTTTGTAACAGGCACACCGTCAGACCTAAGTCAGACAGTGATCGTGTCAGGCGTAAGCCACAACATCGTTCCGGGATCACACATCATTTCGTATACTTTTGAGTCAACAGACGGCAACCAGTATCTGACATTAAACGACACAATTTTCGGAACTCTTGACAACAATCTTTTAAGTTTCTAAAGGAGAAACAACATGGCAATCAACCCAAATGTGGATTTCGTTTCTGGCGCAATCTTGACCGCTGCACAACAAAACCGTTTTCCTCGCGGAATCATGGGATACACAACCAAAACATCTAACTTCACGGTGAGTACTACGACCACCGATGTTGGTTTATCAGTAACATATACGGCAGTTGCAAGCCGATATTACAAATACACTTTTTACTGTTATGCAGCAGACGCTGACGCCAATGTTTTTACGATTGAAGTGACTGACTCGTCAAATGTGGTCAAGTACAACATTCGACATGACGCTGACGGACCGACGCAATTCGGCTTTCAAGTTCTTACTTACATTTCAACAGAGTCCGCTGGATCTGTCACAAGAAAAGTCAGAGCCAAAACGAGCACAGGTGGCGGAATCATGTACGCCGACGCCACCAATGTGATGTACCTACTTGTTGAGGACATCGGCCCTGCCTAATGAAAACGCTAGCCATCGTCGCAGCTCTCGCCATTGCGCTCATGTTCGTCGTCACTGGATGCACCGACCGCACTAGAGACACTTGCGAAACTAAACCCACAGCCCCAAGGTGCGAACAATGAAACGACTTACTAACTCCGAGATCAAAGCACGACTGATCCTTATTGTCGGCATCACACTCTCGGCAACTTTTGTCATGAGTACCGCTTCGCTGATTTACGGCTTACTGTTTGTCGTGCAACCATTAGAAGTCAGCCCAAACGATGACAGCGCATGGTCATTATTATCACCGATGATGCTCTTCCTCACTGGCGCACTTTCAGGAATACTCGCCTCCAACGGCCTCAAGGACAAGGACAAAGAACATGACAGCTAGACCGTACACAGGAAACACCGACGGCAACCACCCCACACCCCGCTCCGGCACAAAACGGTTCGTTGAGTTCGTTGAGTATTTGTTTGGTGTCAAGAACATCGGCATCTACGCGAACCGTCCGATGCGTTCAGGCCCGCAGCTGTCCGTTCATGCGACATGGCGCGCCATTGATCTCAAAGGTACAAAAGCGCAACGGAAAGATCTTGTCGAGTTCTTGTTCAAAAATCGCGACGACCTGAACATTGAAGAAATCCATTCTTACGACGGCACAGGCGTACCGTTCCCGACAGACAAGTGGGGAGCTGGATATCGTTGTTCACGGGACAACTGGCTCAAATGGACGATTTCACGCAATGGTGGCACGCCCGGAGCTGATTGGGTTCATGTGGAGATCTCGCCTCTGATGGCGGATAATCCGAAGCTTGTTGAGGAAGCGTTTACACGCATCTTCTCCAAGTGACTTGACATCTCTTGCCAGATTGGGTCGAATGACCCTGCCAAGAGAGCACAGCATCAGCTGAGCCCCGACACTGGAGGCACTAATGAATCCATTCAAGTTTTTAGGTTTAAGCGCAGCAGGCTATTTGAGTCTTGTGATCATCTTCGGTTCGGGAGGTGAGTCGCCACCAGAGCCAACTGTCAGAGTCCCTCAGACTGTGCAGATCGTGCCGTTGACACAAGAGCAAGAAGCAGACCGTGAAGCCGAGATTATTCAGCAGATGGCAGAAGAGAACGCGACTATCTACGACGAGCCCGTAGAGACCACTACAACGCTCGTACAGCTCGCCGAAATTGATCCTGACACCAAGTGTCAAGAATGGCTTCCGCTTGCCGTAGAGATGGGCTGGCCCAATGAGACCCACATCTTGCAGAGGCTTGGTCAAGTCATGTGGAAGGAATCGCGGTGTATCGCTATTTCAGCGGACTCTGAATGGTTCAATGGTCACGATTACGGCTTGACTCAGATCAACCAGATCCACGAAGAATGGCTGTCCGAAATGGGCTGGACATTAGACGACATGGCTGTCCCGTCCTCGAATCTTCGTTTTGCTTACTTACTGTGGAATAGTCGCGAGGAACAGGGCAAGTGTGGCTGGACACCTTGGAGCTTGCCATGCTGAGTCGCCCTGACTGGCAAATTGACGCAGCTTGTCGCGAGCTTCCTGTTGACTGGTTCTTCCCTGAGCAAGGCCCGAACGCATGGCATGACTTGCGTCAGGCCGTCGCAGTATGTCAAGAGTGTCCTGTCATCGCGGACTGTTTGAACTATGCGCTCCAGTTTGAGGCTCGTACCTTGCCGGGCATTTGGGGAGGCACATCGGAAAATCAGAGAAGGGCAATGCTCATCTCTGACACACCGAACCGCTAGTGTCGGATTATCCAACTAGGAAGGATTATCCATGAACGACCCCGACGGTATGGTTCAGACGATCAGAGAGCAGGAGAAGCACATCGCAGATCTTGAGCTGCGTCTGACCATTAGAAACAAGCGCATCCTCTGGTGGCAAGGAATGGCCTCAGATCTCTATGACGAGTTGATCAGTTTTTACAAGCCCGCGAACGATCCGTTCGGATCATTGACCTCAACGATCAACCGATTTGAGGAGGCTGAACGCTATGGATCTGAGTGACTATGTAGATGTCCCGACACGCTTCGCAGCTCTACTGGCGAAGTGGCCCGAGCTTCGTATTAAGGAGCATCGTCCAGAGATCGTGACGATTGGTGACAAGACTTTCATTAGTGTGACGATGCAGGCTTGGCGT